CAAAATACATGGTGGGTTACACAAAGACGGCTCAACCCCATGAAAGACCTAGCAGGGAGTATCTATGGACTTGCTTCGCTTTAAGTGCCGAGTATGTAAAAAGGTGATGGATCACGAAGTTGTATCAGACTTTGGCGATCTACCTGAAGGCATCGTCTGTGTGGAGTGCTATGGATGTGGCGTTATGGGCATTGAGAACATGACCAATGAGGTCAAATCTGCCAAACAAGCGTTACTCGATGAGATAGGTGGCGACTGTGCCTAAATATGTATATGGATGCGATGCCTGCCTGATCGAGTGCGATGTTACAGCTGACTTTGGCCAAGCACCCGATTCATTTCGTTGTAGCTGCGGGGGTCAATTCAAGCGTGTCTATACGCCTGTAGGCGCTATCTTCAAGGGCACAGGATGGGGTAAAGATAAACGTGGACATTAAAGACAAAATCGCTCTCATTCTTACTTACGGCGCGGTCGCTTTAGTCTTGATTATTGCCGTAGGAGCGTTTGGTCGCAGCTTCTTGCTGGCCATCCTTACGCATCAAAACTATCCCATTTCGGACAATGCCACTCAGTTGATCACAGCTTTAGGTTCTGCCCTAGTGGGCGGGGCTGTGGGATTTATTGGGGGTAGTAAGAAATGACACGCCGACAAAACGATCCTCACGCTCAGCCACTTGACAAGGTGGGTACGATTTCTCGCACCCAGCAACACGGAGTTTGGAAGAATGAATCGTCTTTCAAACGTTTGTCAAAACTAATGTTAATCGTGTCAATGGCTCTTAGTCAGTCGCTCTTAGTCGCAGGCCAGACCTATGCAATTTCACCTTTGCCGCAAATGCAGGAGATGTGGAAGCTCTACGCACACACTCGCCTACTAGACACAAAGCAATTCTATTGTCTTGACACACTATGGACTATGGAAAGCCATTGGAATAACTATGCCAAGAATGATCACTCATCAGCGTTTGGTATTGCTCAGGTACTCCATACCAAGACTACTGATCCATATAAGCAGATAGATCAAGGTCTTATATACATAACACATAGATATAAAGAACCATGTATTGCATTACATCATCATCTAAAGACTGGAACGTACTAATGACTCATAGCAAAGAGACAAGGCACAGACATAAGGAGATCGTCTCTGCGCAGTACAAGAAGCAAAGGCTTCGAGTCTTGGCACGAGATGGTCATATGTGTCAGCTATGTGGTACGACAGAAGCTCCATTTCATATAGATCACATCATTCCTAGATCTAAGGGTGGTACATCTGATCTTGATAACTTGCAGGTCTTATGTAAGCGTTGCAACCTTGCTAAAGGCTCTAAGAGCGTTTTTTTGAGCACACCCACTACCCCCCCTGTCTTTTCCGAAGTTATCTCTCCAAGGGGTCAAACAAGCACAGTTATCTATGACGACTTCGGCCAGATTGAACCAGATGACAACTGATATAGCCCAGATTAAACCTGCGCTGCTGGGGGCTATCGAACCTAGACTTCACTCTCCCACTCTCACAGGCGATTCTCTTTTACATGAGATCGAGGAGCTTGCAGAACAGATCGGTATGCCGCTTATGCCATGGCAAAAGTGGGTTCTCAAAGACATGATGACTGTGGACGATGCAGGTATGTTCATCCGCAAGTCAAACCTGTTACTAGTGGCCAGACAAAATGGCAAAACACACCTTGCATCTATGCGAATTATCTGGGGCTTAATCAAAGGTCAAAAAATTGTGGCGATGTCCTCTAATCGCTCGATGGCACTCGACACCTTTCGCAACGTGGTCTGGATTATGGAACGCCATGAGTTTCTAGCAGCCCAGATGTCACACAAACCACGGATGGCTAATGGTCAGGAAATGATCATGATGAAAAACGGCGGCAAGTACGAAATCGTTGCGGCTACCCGCGATGGATCGCGTGGTCGTACAGCTGACTTTCTCTTTATTGACGAGCTGCGCGAAATTGACGAAGAAGGATTTAAGGCGGCTACTCCAGTCACCCGCGCGCGGCCAAACGCCCAGTCGCTCTATGTTTCCAATGCTGGCGATGCGTTCAGCGTGACTCTTAATAACCTTAGAGAGCGAGCACTCTCCTATCCGCCAGAGTCTTTTGGCTTCTATGAATACTCAGCTCCACAATTTGCCAAAATAGATGATCGAAAAGGTTGGGCTTTTGCCAATCCTGCGCTGGGTCATACCATTACAGAGGAAACTTTAGAAGAAGCTGTAAGTACATCTACAGTCGAAACAACTCGAACTGAGATGTTAACTCAATGGACTGACAGCCTCAGTAGCCCTTGGCCACATGGGGTTTTGGAAGATACATCGGACTCATCGCTGGTCTTAAACCACAATTCACGTTCGATATTTGCTTTCGATGTCTCGCCTTCACGGCGTTACGCCAGTTTGGTCGCTGGGCAAGTCCTAGAGGATGGCCGTATAGCTGTGGGCATCCTTCAAAAATGGGAGTCCATGGTCGCCGTAGATGATCAGAAAATTGCCGTGGACATTAAGGCTTGGGCTGATAAGTACCGCCCGCGGATGGTCTGTTACGACAAATACGCAACCCAAACGATCGCTGACAAACTAAAAAACGGCGGGGTCATGATCCAAGACATCTCTGGATCGGCTTTCTACCAAGCCTGCGGCGATCTGCTCGATGCGTTGGTCACTCACAAGTTAGTCCACAACGGAAATCCAGAATGGATTCAAAATATGAACAATGTGGCGGCCAAGGAAAATGACTCGGCTTGGCGTATCGTCAAAAGAAAATCGGCTGGCGACATCTCAGCTGCTATCGGTACGGCCATGATCGTCCACCAGCTGCTCAAACCGCAGTCAACCCCAATGATTATTGCCGTTTAGACACTACGCGACACACCACCACTTACCCTTGACAATTTGCCACGCTTCTCTCCATGGGACTACTCGAAACTCTGGGGCTACGCACTCGTGCGGAAGCTCCTGCATCGACTCCGAAAGTACGCGCACAATTAAACCCACCAGTAATGGATGCACCTTATGGTAATTATTATGGAAATAATGCATGGGGTGGTTATGGATCTTATGTTAATGCGATCACGCGCCAAAATGCTATGGCTATCCCAAGTGTTGTTCGCTGTCGTAATCTTGTTTGTAATACTGTCGCGTCTATTCCGCTAAAAACTTATGACAAGGCAACGGGTAAAGAAATACCTAATATGCCATGGATAGAACAGCTAGATAAAAGACAACCACGCGCTGTCACACTTGCTTGGCTTTGCGATTCATTACTCATGTACGGCGTTGCATACCTACGCGTTGAAGAATTGTATGCAGACGATAATCGTCCATCTTCTTTTGAGTGGATTCAAAACGATCGCGTAACAACAAAGTTTAATGCTAAATCTACTGTTATTGACTATTACATGGTTGATTCTGTTCGTGTACCAGATAGCGGTATTGGATCACTCGTTACATTTCAAGCACTTAACCAAGGTATTTTGTTGACTTCATTACAAACAATTCAAGCCGCACTTAACATTGAAAAAGCTGCTTCTATTGCTTCTGAAACTCCTATGGGTTCTGGCTATATTAAAAACAACGGCAGCGATATTCCTGAAGAAGAAGTGCAAGGTATTCTCAACTCTTGGAAAAATGCGCGTAATTCTCGCGGTACTGCTTACCTCACACAGACACTTGATTACCAGTCCGTTGCTTTTTCACCTAAAGACATGATGTATAACGAAGCCAAGCAATATTTTGCAACTGAATTGGCTCGCGTTTGTAACGTTCCAGCATGGATGATAGATGCAGAAGTTATGCGCTCGATGACATATCAAAACATTATAGATGCGCGTAAAGATTTTATGGCCTACTCCCTTGCGCCGTTTATCTCAGCTATTGAAGCTCGACTATCTATGGATGACCTCACACCCCGCACACAAGAGGTTCGTTTTGCCGTAGATGACACATTCTTGCGCGTAGATCCACTTGCGCGTTTGCAGGTAATTCAGCAAATGCTTGAACTACAACTTATTGACTTAGATCAAGCTAAACAAATGGAAGGACTAGCACCAGATGGATCAGGACTCACCAACGATGCACTTAACCTTTAGCGCACCGATCCAAGCTGCCGATACTGGCCGCAGGATCATTTCAGGCGTTGTCGTACCTTTCGGCAAGGTCGGTTACACCAATGTAGGCGCAGTTATCTTTGAACGCGGCTCAATAGCGATCCATGATGGAACAAAAATTAAATTACTTGCCGCCCATTCATTGTCAGATCCTATTGGCCGCGCTCAATCTTTTCAGACAACAGACGATGCGATCTATGGGCAATTCAAACTATCTGCATCGCAAAAGGGCAACGACTATTTAATTATGGCAGCCGAAGGTCTTATTGACGGCCTATCTGTTGGCGTAGATGTCATCGCATCCAAGCCAGATCACGATGGAGTTATCCATGTGACTGCCGCTGTACTCAAAGAAGTTTCTTTAGTTGAAACACCAGCGTTTGATAACGCCAAGGTGCTTTCTGTTGCTGCTCAAATGGGTGACATGGAAGAAGCAGCTGAGGAAGTTATAGAAAATAAAGAAGCAGAACTTATTGACCAGATTTCTAACGCCGTAGATCAACTGAAGTCCCTTCAGGACATCGAAGAAGCATTAGATGAAACCCAACCCGAAACAGAAAGTGAGGCAAGCGTGGACGAAACCACAACAGCCGCAAAACCAGAGGCGACAGAAGATCGCCCAACAATCAAGGCTTCACAGCCATACATCACCACAACTGTTCGCCACGGCATCACTTCTAAGGGCAAGTATGCTGAACACAAAGTAAAGGCTGCACTCGGTAACGAGGAGTCAAAACTTTGGGTTGCGGCAGCAGAAGATCCTTCAAACATCACAGCTGCGGCAGATTCTATGTCGACAAACGTAGCATTCAATCCCACACAATATCTTTCACAGTTTGTATCAAATACAAACTTTGGCCGTCCAACTATTGACGCTGTCGGCCGTGGAGTATTACCTGCTAGTGGTCTAACGATCAACATTCCATCATTGGTTACTTCTGCTGGCGGCGGTTCTTCAACTGCTCCAACAGTTGCATCAACAGCTGAATCAGCTGCTCCATCAGATACTGGGATGACTTCCGCTTATCAATCTGTAACGATATCGAAGTACAGCGGCCAGCAAACGATCAGTTTGGAACTTTTAGAAAGATCTGATCCAATTTTCTTTGATCAACTTGCTATTCAACTAGAGCGCGCATACTTGCTTGCTACAGATGCAGCGATGATCGCAGTCCTAACAGCACAAGGTACACAAGCTGCTACAACAGCTGGTACTTCTGCTGGTCTTATCAGCTACATCGGTACAGAAGCTCCTGCTGCTTATGCTGGTTCTTCATACTTTGCATCAAACATCGTAACCAACACTTCATGGTGGTCTACTTTGATCGGTGCTGTTGATACAACTGGTCGTCCGATCTACAACGCGATTAACCCTTACAACACCGCTGGACAATCAAATCCAACAAGCATCCGCGGAAACGTACTTGGTCTTGATTTGTATGTAGATAAGAACGTGACATCTGGTTTAGTCGATGAGTCAGCATTCATCATCGCACCAGAAACAGTTACTTGGTGGGAGTCACCTACTGCGTACTTCTCAGTCAACGTGGTCAATTCAATGTCAGTACAAATGGCCATCTACGGCTATGGCGCAGGTAAGGTCTTGATCCCAGCTGGTGTTCGCCGCTTCAACCTTACATAAGTCGTAACGACATAAATGCCAAAGCTGTCGTTGTTGCCCTTCGGCAGCTTTGGTCTTAACAACTAGGAAGGATAGAGATGACTGCAACGCTAGTAACCGCCGCTGAACTTACAGATGTGCTTGGAATTGGCACTCTCTATTCTTCCACCATTGTCGAAGGTGTCTGTCAAGCTGCTGAGGACATTGTCACAGCCCAGTTATGGTTTAACTCCTACCCTATTGTCGGCGCAGGTTGCGCAAACAATAACGGCTATGTGGTTTTATCCAATCGGGATACATACACCACAGGTCAGACAATTCAGATTACGAATGCTGGCATTTACAACGGCACAAAGACGATCACGGCCACTTACCCTTACACAGTCGGCACTTCTGCATCGTTTCCGTGGTTTATCTTTTCGCCGTATAACCAAACTAATTTTCCACGCCAGTATTCAATCCTTCAATTTGCTTTTACCCACGCAGACGATGTGTACCACCAGATCCAGCCTTACGGCCGCGCATCCATCGACTACGACACACAATTTACCGCTTACAACACAAAGAATGCTGTTCGACTAGCTGCGTTAGAGATCGCCGTAGATATGTGGCAATCACGTCAGCAATCCAGCGCAGGTGGCATTTCACCAGACTTTTCTCCATCGCCTTATCGAATGGGTTTCAGTCTTTTGCGGCGCGTAAATGGTTTGTTAGCTCCTTACACTTCGCCTAGGTCAATGGTGGGCTAAATGGTTGCCGTCACAGCACTCAGATCAACATTGGCCACGGCCTTAGCAAACGATGGGATCTGGCAGGTATTTAGTTTTCCTCCTGCCAGTCCTATTGCGAACTCAATCATCATCTCACCCGATGATCCGTACCTAGAGCCACAAAACAATCAGCAAAACTCGATCTCACCTATGGCCAATTTTAAGATTACGATTATCGTGCCGCTTCTTGATAACCATGGTTCACTCAATGACATCGAAACTTTTCTGGTCGGCGTATTCAACAAACTTGCATCAAGCTCTCTAAATATAAGAATGGGCAACTTCACAGCTCCAACTGTGCTGGGCGTAGATGTAGGACAAATGCTTTCCAGCGACCTATCCATTTCTATCCTAACTTCTTGGAGTTAATTATGAGCGATCTATCACCAGAGAATCTGGCCTTTCTAGAACTGATCGGCCAAGTTATACCAGCACCAGCAGCTCCTAAGGCTGCACCAAAGCCAGTCACACCAGCAGCAGACACAACAGAAGGAGCTAATTAAATGGCAATTTTTTACCAAAATAACGCGGGGTTTCAGATTCAAGTTTCATCAGCATACGTTGATTTAACTAACCACGTTCAGTCAATCACCATTAACCGCCAATTCGATGAACTGGATGTGAGCTATATGGGAAGCTCAGGTCATCAATTCGTAGCTGGTTTGGAATCATCAACCATTCAGGTTGATTTTCTTAACGACACAGCCACAGCATCAGTCATGCAGACTCTTAACACACTTGTTGGAACAAACGCAGCGTTTAAGATTTGTCAAACAACTGTTGCAGGCACACCATCAACTGCGACTATTTCTGCAACTAACCCTCTTTACACAGGTTTGGTTTTGGTCAACAAGCTCACACCAGTAGCAGGCAAGGTCGGAGATGTAGCAATGCAGTCACTTACATTCACAGTATCAGGAGCAATCACAGTCGCTTCTTCAGGTACTTGGTAACAACTAACCGATAGAAAAGGGGCAACAAAATGGCACGACTACAGATCAAGCTAGTTTCAGGAGAAGTCAGCGATCACAGGATCACACCTTCTATTGAATATGCGTTTGAACAATGGGCCAAAAAAGGATTTAGCCTTGCTTTTGCACAAGATCAAAAGCAAGAGCATATATTTTTTCTGGCTTGGGAGTGTTTGAAACGAAGTGGAACGATGAACCCAATTCCTACATTTGGGGCTGGGTTCATTGACCTACTGGACGAAGTTAAGGTGTTGGACGATCTCCCAAACGCCTAGGGCGGGACACAGTTCACTACCTTGTCGCGCAAGTGGCAGTAGAAACTGGAATCTCGCCTAACGATTTATTGGAATGCGATGAGCAGATGTTCAGCGCAATCTTGGAAGTATTAACTGAGAGAGCGAAAGCGGTGCAGAATGCCAGTCGTCGTAACAGGGCTTAAAGAAGCTCAAAAAGCTATGCGCTCACTGCAGCCCGATCTTGAAAAGAACCTTAAAGCTGAGATTAAGGCTTTTCTTTTGCCAGTCGTGAAAAAGTCGAGAGGTTATGTGCCATCAAGCATTTCAGGTCTTTCACATTGGAAAGCATACGCAGGCAATTTTCCACAATATAACGCTGCTGCTATAAAACGTGGTATTAAATCTCAACAATTTCCAACGCGTCATAGAAACTCTGGCTTTTTGTCTTTGGTTCGAATTGTAAACCTCACACGTGCAGGATCTATTTTTGAGAAAGCAGGACGTTTATCAGGTACAGATGGCCAAGCGTGGGTAGGTCGAAAAGATTTTAACAACCACAAAGTAAGTCATTCAATAAATCCCAATGCAGGCGCACATTTTGTTCAAAGCATTCAAAGCGCAGGTAATTTTGCTGGTAGCGGAGCAAGGCGTGGTCGCGTTATTTACAGAGCTTATGACGAAGATCAAGGTAAGTCTTTAGGTCATGTTCTAACAGCCCTGAACAAAACAGCTGCTCAAACCAAAAAATACGTTGCCGCAGCAAAAGCGTTTAGGAGTGTCCAATAATGGCAGCTAAAGTTTCGACATACATTGACATTATTTCAGAGTATAAAAACGCAGGTGCAAAACAAGCCCAGCAAAGCATGGGGCTACTTGAAAAGTCTGCTAACAGTCTAGGCAAAAAACTAGCTGCTACTTTTGGTGCTGCTGCCCTATTAAAGTTTGGCAAAGATGCTGTCCACATGGCTGCCGAAGAAAACAAACAATTTACTATTCTTGGCAATACTCTCAATAACCTTGGACTTAGTTTTGCATCGGTCAATTCAAAGGCATTTATTGAAAACCTAGCACTTGCTAGTGGCGTGGCTATTGACACCCTTATACCTGCCTATCAGCAACTCTTAGTCGCTACAGGAGATGTAACTCTTAGCCAGAAGGATTTGGCTATTGCCATGGATGTTTCCATCGCTACTGGCAAAGAATTGTCTGCAGTCACGACAGCAATTTCTAAGGGCTACCTTGGTAATACCACAGCACTCTCCCGCTTGGGTGCTGGCCTCGATAAGGCTTTGCTCAAAACAGGTGACATGAATGCCATCATGCTTAAACTGTCATCAACCTTTGCTGGATCTACAACAGCCGCAGCTGACACAAGCGCAGGCGCAATCGCCAGACTTACAGAGGCAACTCGTCAAGCTACAGTACAAATCGGCGATGGCCTTATTGGAGCGTTCACAAGCCTTACAGCTGGCGGATCTATCACAAACGCGATCAACGACATCGTTAAGTTTGGTACAACCATTGGTAACGCGATTAAACAAATTGGCGACATTATTGCGGCCATTAAGCGGATGCCTATTGTCGGTTCAATTCTAAACTCTGCGTTCAAAGAACTGTTTAATACAAACCCTCTTATTAAAGTAGTAACTGTATTGAGCAAAATGCAAACCAATAAGAATGCTCCGTCTGCTTTATCAGCTGGTGAATTGACTGGACAATCTATGCTGGCTACCGCGGCTCAAACAAAGGTCACGGCTCAAAGGCTGGCCGATGCTAAATCCACAGCGACCATTCTTGCCAATACAAAGAAGACTACGGCTGAACTTAAACTTCAAAATCAGCTAAAGATCCTTGGAGATCCAGCTACCAATCTTCAAAAAGCTGAACTTATGGCCGCGCTTCAAAAAGATATAAGTCAAGCAGCCAGGGATCAACTTAACATCCAGCTTCTTCTTCTTAATGCCACAACTCAAACAGGGGCAGCTCTTCAAAAGAGCGTGGATGACGCAACAATTCTTACGCAAAAAGCCTTAATTGCTCAGGGTCAAGTGATGCTCATAGATGGCTCAATCGTTGATTTGGCTACTGCCAAAAACCCATTTGAAGGCTGGGATCAATATGTTCAAGATGCCCTTAATGGAATACTTAAACTTAAAAAGGCTATGCAAAATCTTACTATTGACTATGGAATCGGTGCGCCTACAGGTTTGTCAGCTGCGGATCTCTACAACACAGATCCATACAATATAGCTCCATATACTGATCAGAATCCGTTTGTTTATCCTTCAGCCCCGCCTACTGGTCTTTCATCATCAAGTTTTTACTCTCAACCAGTCAGCTTAAATATCACATTAGACAAAGGTTTAATAATTGACACCACAAATGCTGCAAGTGCAGCTGGATCACAAGTCACCATTAACCGCAATCAGAATCAGTTTGTGTAATGTCATATCAAGCCAATGGCGTGACTGTAAATGTCAGCGTAGATTTTAGTACAGGTGCTTCTTTTGGCTATTCGTTTATTCTTGACGATCCAGCCCACGGAGTATTGGGACAAAACGTTCTAGCCGATGCAACTTCTAACATCGTGGACGTATCCAATCAAGTAGGCAAGATCAGCATTAAAGGTGGCTACAACCTATTTCAAGACCAATTTCAAGCTGCTACGGGCAAAATTAGAATTTACGATCAGACAGGTAATTGGAATCCACAAAATGTTAGTAGCCCTTATTATCCAAACCTTGTACCTATGCGCAAAATCCGCGTATCAGCTTCTTATGCTGGCAATACCTATTACCTTTTTAGCGGCTATATTACGGCGTACAACTACACCTACCCTACCGATCAGGTCATCGCTTATCTGGACATAGAAGCATCCGATGGCTTTAGGCTCATGCAGCTTTCCAACGTGACTACTCTGGCTGGCACATCTGCGGGTCAGGACACAGGTACTCGCATTAACACCATTTTGGACGACATCGCTTGGCCATCAAATCTTCGTCAAATCGAAACGGGTGGCACAGAATCTATCTGTCAAGCAGACCCAGCAACAGCCCGCACAGCTCTCCAAGCCATCAAGAACGTGGAGTTTACAGAGCAGGGTGCGTTTTACATGAACGGCGAAGGCAACGCTGTATTTAGATCCCGTCAATACATTATGCAGAAAAACGGCAAAAATCCAACAATCTATTCAAACGATGGATCAGGCATTAATTATGCAGGTATCACCTTTGCCAATGACGATAAGACGATCATCAACGATGCCATCATCACTAACGTGGGCGGCACAGCGCAGGAGTCCTACAATCAAGATTCTATTGACAAGTATTTTCAGCATTCGATCAACCAGAACAATCTAGTCGGACTGACTGACAGCGATGCCCTCAATATCGCTCGGATCTATGTGGCCAGCCGCGCTACAAACTCCATCCGTATTGACTCGATCACATTGGATCTCAATACGCTCACCTATGCAGCAGGTATTACAGCTGCTCTGGCTACCGATTACTTCGACACCATGGCCATTACCAATGTGGGTCAAGGCGGCACAATCATTCAAAAGACCCTGCAAAACCTAGGTCAGTCCTATGAAATAACACCCAATACCTTTGACGTGACACTAACGACTGGTCAGCCAATCGTTGCTGGATTTATTTTAGACTCAACAATATACGGGGTACTCGGCGATCCGCTGGGTGAATCCGTCTTGGCATACTAAGGAGATGGCATGACCGCTAACGCTGGTTATCACGCATACGCCACAGGTGACGTTCTCACCGCGGCACAGGTTCAATACAACCTGCAAAATCAAACTGTTATGTATTTTGCAACCACTACGGCTAGAGATACAGCTCTTGCCACGGCTAAAGTTGATGGAATGGTGTCTTATACGCCAGCCACAGGACTTATGTATTACAACGGAACGACATGGATAGCTATTGGGGGTGGAACTACATCTCCTTTAACAACGAAAGGTGATGTTTGGGGCTATTCCACTACTAACGCTCGCATTCCTGTCGGTACAAATGGACAAGTTTTAACAGCTGATTCAACAAACTCTTTAGGTGTTTCTTGGGCAAGCCCGACAGGTGCTTCGGGGCCAGCATTTAACGTTTATTTATCAGGTGGTTCTGTAAGCGTAAGCTCAGGTACATCAACAAAAGTTCCTTTCAATGCTAAAACTTTTGATACAGCAAGTGCTTTTGATGCGACAACAAACTATCGTTTCACACCTCTAACGGCAGGTTATTATCAACTAAATGCAACTTTATCAGTCGGTGGTACACCTTTAACCCGAGCAATTTTGAGCATATTCAAAAATGGTAGCGAGTTTGTAAGATTTTATGATCAAAATGTTGGAACAAATACTCAAGATTCAGGTTCAACATTAGCTTATTTTAATGGAAGCACCGATTATGCCGAGTGTTATGTATATTTAATTGGCACATCTCCTTCGATAACACCAGGGTCATTTCAAACTCAATTTAGCGGCGTATGGATTAGGAGTTGAAATGACTTTACATGACAAAATAGTTAAAGTTTATTCTGATTTAACCGATGAAGATTTTGTTTTGGAATCGGGACAAATTGAATTGCGCAATGATTCAGATGGTCAAGGCGATTACATCTACAAATGGAATTATTCAAAACCAATTCCACAAGGTCTTAAACTAGGAAAATGATTCAAGAAGTCATATCCAAGGCAGTCAGTCATGTTGGATACAAAGAAGGTGTCAATAATGACAACATCTTTGCTGGCATTACTGGTCAAGCCAATCATCAACCATGGTGCGCGACCTTTGTCTGCGCCGTGTTCAAAGAGGCTGGTTATCCCAAACTGATCGTCAATTCAGCAGCAGTCAGCGCATTTGAAGTGTGGGCGCAAGCTGCCAAAATCGTTTATCGACCAGAGCAAGCCAAGCGCGGTGATCTCATCGTCTTTGATTTTGCCAAGGCAGGCCATGGCGATCACATTGGCATAGCAATACATGACTTTGATCCAGTCCATCAAACTATTCAGACGATCGAAGGCAACACGTCTGATGGAAATAACACCAATGGAGATGGTGTGTATAAACGCACACGTTCAATCTCATTGGTAAGGGCAGCGATCCGTCCAGCCTACAAGGAGCAATAAATGAAAAAACAACTACTTGCAGCACTAGCCTCATACGCTCGCACAGCTGCATCATCTGTCCTAGGTGCATACATCGCAGGTCAGACAAACCCAAAGCTACTGATTTCGCTAGCTGCATCATCTGTAGCCGCTCCATTATTGAGAGCACTCAATCCCAAGGATTCGTCTTTCGGGGTAGCTGCTAAATAATGAAAACGACCGACTGGGCTGCGCTTATCATTTCAGCCATAACAATAGTTACGGCTTTTGCTGGCGCAGTCCGTTGGTTAGTCAAACATTACCTGTCCGAACTGAAGCCAAACGGCGGGTCGTCAATGTCAGATCGTCTAAACGCTGTTGAAAAGCAGGTTTATCAGATATATGAACTGCTCTTGGAAATGAAGCTTCGCGACTAGCTGGCTGGCTCAGATATTCCTTATTGGCTTCATACAGCTCGCAAGCCCTATGCACCTGTTCTTCTAACATATACACATCTCGACCCATGACAGTTATCTGAAATTGGATGTCGGTGGCATCTGAAACAATTAAGAGGTCGCCCTCATTGGCAATATCTGGATGTTCGCCATAGTTGTAGAGCTTCAAACGTGAGTGAGTTTTAGCTTCACTTTTTACTGTAACTCTTGACATGGGGTTCATGGTTCACGCTTCCTTGGGGGTAAGCCATGCGGCGTGTCGTATGAGAAGGGTTCTTGACTAAGTGCTAGCACTCATTCACACTTCTCAGGTAACACTCCACGCCGTCACAGCGGAAGGTGCTTTACATTAGATGAAAGTGAACTGGGTCACAACACCCAATTTACATAATCTTTTTTTGTAGAGAAAATGTAGATTATCGGCGCTTCTCAATATATGGAAGATCCGAATAACTCCGTCTCTCTACATTATGTAAATCAACTTCTGCTCTGACCTTAACAGGTAAGGGCAACATGAACATACAAATTAACCTAGGGCTAGCACTCATTCTTGGCGCAGTCCTTTTCTGCTGGACTATGTACACATACTCAACTGGCTTCAAAGAAGGCCAGAGAGTCGGGTATCACCGCGGCCGTTCAATTAACTTTCGCAGCTTGGCTGACAAAGAATGATCCGCCGCGCTCTGAATGGTATCTGGTGTGACTATTGCAAGTCACGCTATGGAAAAAACAAAGATGGATCATGGCATGAAAACGCTATGGCACAGGCAACTGTCACCATCGTCTCCACTACCCCGCGCTCCAAGGGTGTTACTCGCTCTTACTGCCGCAAGTGTTTAGACGATGTCCAGAATTGGCCAGATGGCACAATCTTCGACATCCCAGCACAGATTAGAGCTGCGGAGTCCATGAATGTTTGATCTATCAAATTACATGACAGCTGAGGAGCGCATAGCCCTACAAGCTGCAGACAACAAAGACTTTCGCTACGCCACCGAAGAACAGTTTGTCACCGATCAAAAGGGCGTTCTCTGGGTCATTGTCAAAGCGTTTATCTGGCGCACAGAAGCAGATCCTTGCTACTGGGTGTCAGGGTTAGCTGCCGAGCGTATGGATACACCTTTTGCAACTGAGAAGGCAGAAACATCGGCATACGCCAGAGCGATTACAAATACTGGCATCCAAAAATACTCCACGACTAAGACAGGTGCAGTAGCTCCACGTCCTAACCGCGAGGAGATGGAGCGCGTAGCTGAAAAGCCTGTAGTACGCCATCAAGCCGAGATAGATAACTGGGAGCAGATCCTAAACTCCAAGCCAGAAGGCATTACTACCCTGTCAGAAGGCGTAGAACTGGTCACAAAGGACTTAGGAGCATCAGCTGTACCTAGTGAGTGCAAACACGGCCGTATGAACCGCAAAACGGGTTCTAACTCTAAAGGTTCATATTCAGGCTGGGTCTGCCCGCATCCAATACGCGAAGAACAATGTAAAGCGATCTGGGCAAAATGAGCGAAGCATATTTTCCAGATGGACGTGTCTTGCTTATATCAGAAGCGGGTGACATGACTGTCGAACGCTGGGTGCATTGCGATGGCTGCGATAAACCCACACCTAAATCGAAGCTCGAAAACGAGATAGTCAATGGCGAGGTGATGTGGTGGTTATGTCCGATGTGCAGTACATCAAAGTCACACTAACTCGTGAACAGGAAATTGAAGCGCACAGGATCGGTTTTAAGCGTGCTCAGTATGACTACTGGCAAGCAGATAGCCCTAAGCGTTTTGATACACGCCTTAACTTTCACGATTTCGTTACTCAACAAGCTGAATCGGTTGCTTCTGAGATGGCTGTTGCGAAGTTTCTCAAAATCGAGGACTTCCAACCCGATAATCAGAATTACAAAGACCGAGCAGATGTCGGTTCAAATATCGAGGTGCGCTTCACCAAATGGTTCGATGGACACTTGATTATCTACCCCTACGACCGAGAAGACGATGTAGCTGTTCTGGTCATCGCTAAATCACCTGTCTATCACCTAGTCGGATGGATACCCATTAAGCAGGCCAAGTTCAAGCAGAACTATGTAGCTGCTCAAAATACATGGTGGGTTACACAAAGACGGCTCAACCCCATGAAAGACCTAGCAGGGAGTATCTATGGACTTGCTTCGCTTTAAGTGCCGAGTATGTAAAAAGGTGATGGATCACGAAGTTGT